ACAACACCCACATTATGCATGGTACAACTGTGTACAGTGGGTATGGTCAAACTCAGGCACACACGAGCTAGACGGCTCATACAGGAAAAGGTAACTTATGGATCTTAAATTTACAACAGCAGGGGACTTTTTGAAATCACAAAAAGACATTCAACGTATTGGCTTTGCTTGTAAGTATATGCATCCTGACCAATCGCAGAAGAAGAAATTACTAGAAGAAATTCAACGTCCACTAAATACACGCAGCACAACAGTACAATGGCTTAACAGACAAACTGTTGATGTAGCCGAGCAACGTTTGTGGGACATTATGGTTCACAACATTGCCGCATACAAAAGGTTGATTGAATATGTGGGAAACCTTCCACCTGAACTTAGGATGGTACGACTTGGTAGTGATGTACTTCCTGTTTATACCCAGCGGGATTGGTGCTATTATTGGCGTAGGCCTGACGTTGTGGATTACTGTGAGAGAGCGTTTGCAGAAGTCGGTGCCACGGCAAGAGCCCTTGATGTGCGACTTTCCATGCATCCTGGTCAGTTCACAGTGCTTGCCAGTGATAACCCAGAAATCGTCGAACGATCAATAGAGGAGTTTGAATATCATGTTAATTGCATCAGATGGATGGGCTATGGCCAATCGTTCCAAGACTTCAAGTGTAACGTACACATCTCCGGTCGTCAAGGTCCAGCCGGTATCAAACACGCAGTTAACAACAGACTTTCTCCAGAAGCGAGAAACACGATTACGATCGAGAACGACGAGAACAAATGGGGCATTGACGCAAGCCTCGAACTTGTTGACACCTGCGCACTCGTACTTGACATACACCATCACTGGTGCCGTGAAGGAGAATACATACAGCCCACCGACGATAGATTTGCTCGCGTAATAGATAGTTGGCGTGGTGTGCGACCAGTAATACATTATTCATACAGTCGCAACGAAGCACTACCCGAAGGCTTTGCACACGATACTATGCCCGATATGCCAGCACTACTAGAAGCAGGCTACAAGAAAGCAAAACTACGAGCGCACAGTGACTACTATCCTAATCAGCTTGTTAATGACTGGGCTTTGAGCTTCTTAGATTATGCAGATATTATGTGCGAAAGCAAGTGTAAGAATCTTGCCAGCATTGACCTATATAAATACAAAGAGGAGTTAGAACACTATGAGCTATTTGAACAAAATGTACGGCAGGAAAGCACCCAGCCAGACCCAATCATCATCTGATAAAAATCCTAACAGAGTTACAGGTGGACTAAAAGCACAAGGTGTTGATCGTTTTACTATGCTCGGCGAAGATGGCACACAACAAGAAGTACCATCACTTCAATATGTAAATAGTTTGGAAGAGCAATCAAGAAAACAGCGAGTAGCAATCACTACATTAGAGCGAAAGCTGACTCGCTTAGATACAACTGTTGAACAGTTAAAGAACTTTATTTCAAAATCTTAACTAATGCAGCTTTGTTCATGCTTGCGTTGGCTTTAATACCATTCTTTTTAGCATAAGCAAGTAGTTCATTTTTCTTCATTGAATCAAAATCAACTTTAGGTGCCTTTTTCTTAGGCGCTGCTTTTTTAACAGTTTTTGTTTTTGGTGTTGGCTGTGGAGCCATTACAGTTTCAATTACCTCTGGCACTGAACCATAACCCAAAATACTTTTTAACCATTTAATCATCTTATTCTCCTATAGGAATATATATTTAATATCATATTGTGTACATAATGCTAAATGTGGCTACATTTTACTTATTGATACACCACTACTAGCACTCATGTTCCATACTTGTTTACGTTCTACACCTTTCTTTTGTGCAAACTTCTTACTATCACAGGTCTTACATACGTGAAAGTAATTATTACTTAGTCGTTTAGGATCCATTGATCCTCTTGGACGTTCAAACTCAGTATTACAATTATCACAACGAAACTGACAAATAGTCTGTTCACGCTTGTAGGCGTGTTCCTTGCCGGTCTTGCTAGTACGAGTATGCCGGGTTTGCTTTTTATATTCTTTAATGAACATAACTATATTTACATTAAGATTATAAAACAATACGATAAATACTGATAAGGAAAGGTAAATTCATGACAATTTGTACACTAACTGAGGCTGCTAAACAGCAAATAAACTTACTTTGCAAAGAAAATAGTAAGTTTGGAGTGTCTTTAAACATTAAAGGCGGCGGTTGTGCAGGATTTGAATACGAATGGGGTTTACTTTCAGAAGAAGAAGTTGAAGATGAGAGCGAAGTTCTTAACGCTGGTACTGGTAACTTAGTTATTGCACCACATAGTTTAATGTTTCTTGTAGGTACTGTAGTAGATTACAAGAAAGATATTATGGGTTCAATGTTTGATATACAGAATCCAAACGCACAATCAAGTTGCGGTTGTGGTGTTAGCGTGAACTTTGATATGGATAGCATTCCACAAATAATAGGATAATCGGAGCATTTATAAATGGCAAAACTAGATATTGATATTGGTGTAGAGGGTAATGACGGTACAGGCGATAGTATTCGCGAGTCATTCCGCAAAGTAAACGAAAACTTCCAAGAGCTGTATGCAGCGTTTGGTGTTGGAGGAAGTATTAGCTTTACTACACTAGGTGACACACCAAATACGCTAATAGGCGATAAAGTAGTGTATACTGTTCCAACTAGCGATGGACCACAAATAGGATTATTTAATCTTGTTAGTGATGTTGCCGCAGGCGATGGTGAAACAGATAGTATTACAATTGAACGTGATGGTGAGAATCTTATTCTTAAAACATCGTTCAGAAGTGTTGCAAATGATGATAAACCAGCACTAGGTGGTGGACTAAATGCTCAAGGATACGGAATTGCCAACGTAGGAATTGATCAAGCAGCTGCCGACGAATGGAATTCTAAACATAACTTCTCCCCAGAACGTGCAGATATTACTGTAGACGATCTTGTAATTACAAAAGGGTATGCTGATTCTAGATACGTAGCTGGTGACAGACCATTGCGTATTGGAGACGAGCCTGCAACAATAGAAGATACCGATTATATCATAACAGTACAGAGTTACAGTGATGGTAATATTGTAGTTGCTAGTCATGGTTATACAAAAACAGTTGACGGAACAGGATTTGTCTTTAAAGCAGAAGATACAGAACCTTCAGGTATTGTTAATGGTGATACATACTATCTAAGATTTGTAAATGCTGACGAACTTAGTGTACACAGAACACAACAAGGTGCTTTACAAAACAACGACAAAGCATATATTACACACACTATTGATGTAGATGATATACACAAATTTACTGATGCAGCATATGATACAGACTTAGCTGGTCTTTGGTTAGACAATCAAGCAATACCAAGAAAGAGTATTGTAAGACGTCAAGGCGACACAATGGAAGGACCGCTAATACTTAGTGATAGTCCGGGTGAATTAGCAGGCTTAACTACAAGTCCTGAAGACTTACAAGCAGCTACTAAATTTTATGTAGACAACACTTCATATAGTTCACCAACTAACATCTATGTATCTACATCAGGTGATGACACTATGCGTGGAGTACCAAGCGGCAAAGAAGGTACATCACCAAGTTATGCATACCGCTCAATTAATGCTGCGGCGCAACGTGCAGAAGAAATGATGAAAGCTTCTGAGATTGAGCCAGGACCATATATGCAAACTATCACTAGAGATGGTGGTGATGCGGCTGCTGAAGTTGTTGATGCAGGAATTGATGGAGCAAGATTTAACGAAGTACGCACACTTATTAGAAACAACAGAGCATTTTTAATCAAAGAACTTACAGCATATTTAAAATTTAAATATCCTGCATTTGAATACAATGTTGAAACATGCGAAAGAGACACAGGCTTAATGCTTGACGCTGTAGCATTTGATATTAATAGAAGTCAAAGTGCTGTACTAGCTACTGCAAACAGTTTAACACGTATTGCAGGTGAACGTTACTATGCTAGTGCAAGTGCTAGAATAGCAATTACAAGACAACTAGCAGAAACAGTAGATCACATTGAA